ATGTACGAGAAACGAAAGCGAAACTTGGACGCGATGCTGTCCGTCGATGGGTAATCGGCAGGGTCGAACATGTCGCCTAGTTTGGCTTGTGACTGTGCGATTGCCCAGTCGTACGCGTCGAGAAACGTCTGCACCATGCGCTCGTACTCGTTCTGCACCTCGGTCATCGCTTGGTGATACTTGAAGTATTGCGCGGTCGGCAGTAGGCGAAGCCCAGTGTCAGACCATGGCATTGTCATGCCGTAGTGTAGGTTACGGACGTTAGCTGTAAACTTCTGAACAGCAGTGAGTTCATCGCAGTTGCCCAGTAGCTTCTTGTGCACATTGGCGATACCTGCATCGGCATGGTGACGCGTGGTAACGTCTTGTGACGCACGCTTGTCTAGCTTGCGGCCAGTCCATGTGCTGATGCTGAGTTCTACCAACATTGACGCAGAGCCAATGGATGGTGCGTTTACCGCAGGTTGATTTGTTAGTGCGGCACTAACATTGCTTTGTTGTGTCATGTCGTTCTCCTGTATGACATAAGTTGCGTTAGCGTTGGTGGCCTACCACTTGCCATAGGACAAGAGCGGGAACCGTTGGGTAGACCACCAACTCTATATATTATGCCACAACTGACGAGATATGTCAAATGTTACCAAAACGTGTTGAGAAGTGTAATGTTCTGTTGTTTTGTGTAAAGTTCTTATATTGTTCGGAAGCAAGTATTTGATTTACAAGCAAAGTTCGATTATTCGCTAATTTGAGAAGTGAGGACTAGCGCGGAGGGGGGTGGACGGACGGAGTAAGAAACGAATCTTGTTAGTGCGACACTAACTTTACCCCTTGTATATACTTTTCTATAAAACGAATAATATATAATAATAATAAGAAAACTAAACAAACTACAAAAGCTGACAGGCAGGTTCTGCTAACGCTCCGCTCGGGTTGGTATGGTATGCCACCAAAACGCATTGTACGTTTGACATCTTCAAAAAACGAACTTTCACCGAACATTACGAACATTGCACCGAACAAAGGCTCAGCGCGACATGGAGAACTGGTATCGTGTGTTAGTGCGGCACTAACATGCCCGCTGCCGGTTGGCGTTTGATTCATCGCGTGTTAACACGTTTACGCACAGGCTCAGCGCGACATTGGGAACTGGTTTCGATAGGCACAAAAAAAGGCAGAGCCGAAGCTCTGCCTTAGTTGTTACTGTGTGATGCCCTCCCAGATCATCGCGGGTGTTAGGCATGAATTGGTTGGTGTCCAATATGATTCGTCCCATGACTCACAACCTAGTAACAAGTTAATGAATATGAAGGCTAGAAAAAAGCCGGTGAGTGCGAGGGCGATTACCGCCCCCGCTGTTTCGACTAAGCGTCTCATTTAAGAACCGCCAGTGCCGCTTTGACTTTGGCAACCATGTCAGTGACATCGAACGTTGCCTCTTCTGCCTGTTGGCATACCTTGATGACATCGTTCAGATTGTCACGGATACGCTGATCCAGTGGGCGATTGCGTGAACCCGCACCATCTGATGGCTTGTCAGCTTCCAAGCGCTTTGTAAGCTGGCGCTTGAAGTCATTGCGACGTGCGCCAATCTGTTGTTGCCAGTAGCGGCGCGTTGTCTTCTGGGCGTCTGTTAACGACTTAACAGGCTTAGCCAGTAGCTTCTGAATGTCAGCGTTGAAGCCGAGCACGATGGCATCGTTCAGCGCGTTGAATTCGTCAGCCTTGACCGTCGAACCCTCAGACTTTGGCGAAACAAAGTCAGTAGGCTTATCGAACCCATCCGCGATAAGCGCATCAAGTGCGGCAACGCCCGCCTTGTCTGCACGGATGGAAGTAGATACTGCTTTAGAGACCGCAGTGATTGTCTGTTGGGATAAAGTACGCATGTCATATCTCCTATGATTGACAGTTAAGTTAACGCCAACGGTTCCCGCCGTTGACAATTACATTAAGCCTGTTTCGTGATAACAAATCAATAGATAAACAAACAAAACAGCACAAAAATACAAAACTCGATAGGCCGATGTTAGTGCGGCACTAACAAATCACCAGACGCGAACCCCACCCTACCCCCACCACCCCGCTGTCAGCTTGTGACTCCGTATTACCTATGTATTACTAATCTGCGTGAACAATCGTAAAATTCCTGAGTTCGACCCCCACCCCCCTCATATATAGGAACACCCCCCGGTAGGAGTCCCAACCTCCTTGCACGAAAACAAATTATTGTGTATAACTCGACAGTAACGGTGAATAACCTGCGGAAACAGTATGACTTTGATGCTTGAACCAGAGATTGGTGTTCCGTATTCGGACAGCATTCCCTATATGGACTTGCGTGCACGGGCAGAGGCTGCGTGCAATACGGCTTCTATGCTTTCAGAACACGGTTTGAACCTTGAACCGACCGCAGAAGACGAGAATACCGCCGCGAAACTCGCGTTGGCTTACGCTGATAACCCTGAAAAGACCTCGAAAAAGGTCACAAACAAGCGTGCAGCCAAGCTCCCACCCCCGGCACTCGTAGCTACTCACGGAATCCTTACACAGTTCGGGCATTCGGTAGTGGAGAGCGCGGTCCAAGTACGCCACTTGGTCACAAATAAGCTGATTGAAGAGACCGAAAACCCTGATCCACGGGTGCGAATCCGTGCATTAGAGCTTTTGGGTAAAATATCGGACGTTGGTTTGTTTACAGAGAAGACAGAAGTCACAATTACCCACCGAACCACGGACGAATTGCGTGAAAGCCTGCGTTCTAAGCTGGCAAAACTCGTAAATCCCGAGGAAAACATCGAAGAAGCGGTGTATACGGAGGTAGATGTCGATGCAGAACTCGGTATCGAGGACGAAACCGATGAATGATATGGCGTTAGACTTCTCTGAGGCCGACATCCAGAAACTTCTGGACAATTTAGACGCGTTTTCGCCAGATGAAATCGCTGAAATTGACAAAATGGCGGGAGAACTTACGGCCCGCAAAGAAAATCAAGCCGCTTACGACGATTTAATTGAATTTTGTAAGCGGATGCAGCCAGATTACATCGTGGGTAAGCATCATCGTATGCTTGCTGACATGTTAATGGACATCGCAGAGGGTAAGAAGGACCGTATCTGCGTCAATATTCCGCCCCGCCACGGAAAATCACAACTCGTATCTATTATGTTCCCGGCGTGGTTTCTGGGGCGGAACCCTACAAAGAAAGTCATGATGGTGTCTCACACCACTGACCTTGCTGTCGATTTTGGTCGTAAAGTACGTAACCTAATTGCCACCGACGCGTACCGTTCGGTATTTCCTACCACTTCACTGGCACAGGATAGCAAATCAGCAGGTAGATGGAACACCAACGTTGGAGGTGAATACTATGCGTGCGGTATTGGCTCGGCCTTGGCTGGTCGTGGCGCTGATTTACTTCTTGTTGACGATCCTCACTCTGAGCAAGACGTTATTAACGGAAACTTTGAAGTGTTCGAGAAAGCCTACGAATGGTTCACCTTCGGCGCAAGAACTCGACTTATGCCCGGGGGACGGGTAGCGATCATTCAGACGCGTTGGCACATGGACGATCTGACGGGGCGTGTGACGAACGATATGTCTAAGAACGCCCGTGCTGACCAGTACGAGGTGGTGGAGTTCCCCGCGATCCTAGAGGTCAAGAACAAGAAAACGAATCAGTACGTAGAGAAACCACTGTGGCCTGAGTTCTTCGATTTGGACGCGTTACTGCGTACCAAAGCGTCTATGCCAGCCTTCCAGTGGAATGCGCAGTACCAGCAACAGCCGACCGCTGAAGAGGCGTCGATTATTAAGCGTGAGTGGTGGAACATCTGGGAGCAGGACAACCCGCCTCCCTGTGAGTACATCATCATGTCGCTGGACGCGGCAGCAGAAACCCACAACCGTGCAGACTATACTGCACTGACTACGTGGGGGGTGTTTCTCAACGAAGAGACAAGCGCGTACAATATTATTTTGCTAAATAGCATCAAAAAGCGTATGGAGTTCCCAGAACTCAAAGAGCTTGCGATGGATGAATATTCTGAATGGGACCCCGATGCGTTTATCGTGGAGAAGAAGTCCGCAGGGACTGCGCTCTACCAAGAGATGCGCCGTATGGGGCTACCTGTCTCTGAGTATACCCCTCACCGAGGGTCTGGTGACAAGATGGCACGTCTGAACTCTGTATCGGATATTGTTGCATCAGAGCTAGTTTGGGTGCCGCCTACCAGATGGGCAGAAGAAGTGATAGAAGAGATTGCCGGATTCCCTTTTATGAGTCATGATGACCTTGTGGACTCAACGGTGATGGCTCTTATGAGATTCAGGCAAGGGGGCTTCATCAGGTTGCCAACGGACGAGCCTGAAGAACAAAGATACTTTAAGCAAAGACGCGGCGGGTATTACTGAGAGGTTAAGTTATGGCTATAGAAAAAGGAATCTACTCCGCCCCCGAAGGCGTCTCTGAGGAGGAGAACGGCGAAGAGCTAGAGATCGAGATTGTCGATCCCGAAGCGGTCACGCTGTCTGATGGGTCTATGGAGATCACCATAATCCCTGACGTGGAGATTAGTGACTTTGTCGAATTTGAAATGAACCTTGCCGAGGTTCTGGACGATAGCCACCTACAAGAATTATCGGGAGACCTTGTTGGTCTCATCGAAGCCGATATTGACGGACGTAAAGAATGGGCTGATACGTTCGTCAAGGGCTTGGACGTGCTGGGCTTCAAGTATGAAGAACGTACGGAGCCGTGGGAAGGGTCCTGTGGGGTCTATTCCACCGTGCTCGCGGAAGCTGCTATCCGCTTCCAAGCAGAAACAATGTCTGAAACGTTCCCTGCTGCGGGGCCTGTAAAGGTCAAAATCCTTGGGCAAGAAACAAAGGAGAAGATGGAAGCCGCAGAGCGCGTTAAAACGGACATGAACTACGAGTTGACCGAGCGTATGGTCGAGTACCGCTCCGAACACGAGCGGCTCCTGTACAGCCTTGGGTTGGCTGGTAGCGCATTTAAGAAGGTCTACTACGATCCAAACGTGGGTCGTCAGGTAGCTATCTATATTCCAGCGGAAGATGTGATTGTGCCTTACGGTGCGAGCCACATTGAGACCGCAGAGCGTGTGACACACGTCATGCGCAAGACCAAGAATGAGTTGCGCAAGCTACAGGCAGCGGGGTTTTACCGTGACGTCGAGCTAGGCGAACCACAACCATACCACTCAGATATTGAAGAACGTAAAGCGGAAGAGGGTGGGTTCTCACTCACCGATGACAACCGCTATGCGTTGTACGAAATACACGCTGATCTTGTTATCGAAGGTATCGACGATTCAGACGAAGAGATTGCAAAACCGTACGTTGTCACTATCGAACGCGGTAGTGGCGAGGTGTTGGCTATTCGCCGTAACTGGAGCGAAGAAGACGACCTACATCTGAAGCGTCAGCACTTTGTGCATTATGTGTACGTGCCGGGATTTGGTTTCTACGGGCTTGGCCTCATCCATATCATTGGTGGATATGCGAGGGCAGGCACGTCCTTGATACGTCAGCTTGTTGATGCTGGTACGCTCTCCAACCTCCCGGGAGGGCTGAAGTCCCGTGGACTCCGTATCAAGGGCGATGATACGCCGATTGAACCCGGCGAGTGGAAGGATGTTGATGTGCCTAGCGGGTCTATCCGCGACAACATCATGCCGCTTCCCTACAAAGAACCTAGCCAAACCCTTCTTGCCTTACTGAATCAAATTACGAACGAAGGACGTAGGCTAGGCGCTATTTCAGACATGAACATCTCAGACATGTCTGCGAATGCGCCTGTTGGCACAACGCTTGCTTTGCTTGAGCGGACGTTGAAGCCTATGGCTGCGGTACAAGCCCGCGTCCATTACGCCATGAAACAAGAGTTTAAGATGCTCAAGGAGATCATGGCGGAGTATGCACCCGAGGATTATGGCTACGAGCCACATCGTGGTGAGATCAGCGCACGTCAGCTTGACTATGCGATGGTGGACGTTATTCCGGTCAGCGACCCGAACTCCTCGACGATGGCACAACGGGTTGTGCAGTACCAAGCTGTGCTTCAGATGGCGCAGTCAGCACCACAAATTTATGACCTGCCACAGCTACACAGGCAGATGATTGAAGTATTGGGCGTGAAGAACGCCGACAAACTCGTTCCCACACGGGACGACGCAAAACCTGCCGATCCAGTCAGCGAGAACATGGACGCACTGGTTGGCAAGCCTATGCGGGCATTTATCTACCAAGATCATCAGGCGCACATTGCAGCGCATACGTCCTTCATGCAGGACCCGCAGATTGCTCAGATGATTGGTCAGAACCCGCAAGCCCAGCAGATTATGGCGTCTCTACAGGCCCATATCGCAGAACACCTTGGCTTCCAGTATCGTCAGCAGATCGAGGAGAAGCTAGGAGCACCGCTCCCACCGCCCGGCGAGGAGCTACCAGAGCAAATCGAAGTGGATTTGTCACGTCTCGTTGCAGAGGCAGGCGCACAGCTTATGCAAAGTCATCAGCAAGAAGCAGCGCAGAAGCAGGCTCAGCAACAGCAGCAAGACCCTGTGTTCCAACAGAAACAAGCAGAGCTACAGATCAAGGCACAAGAAGTGCAGCGTAAAGCAGCTAAAGACCAGCAAGAGACACAAATCAAGCAAGCTGAACTGCAACGCAAGGCCCAGAAGGACCAGATTGACGCTGTATTGGATGCCGAAAAGCTCAAACTTGATAGGCAAGAACTTCAGCTTGACGCCCAGAAAGAGGGTGTTCGTGTGGCGGCAGACCGTCGCAAGGACAACAACAAGCTAGATTTAGAGATTGCCAGAATGATGGATAACCGTAACAGGGGTAAATAATGGCAAAAACCGTCTTTGACGTGCTCAATGAACGTATCGACGAGCAAATCTCGTCTGCACAAGTTTTCCTAAATAGTGGGTCTGCTAAAGACTACGCTAATTATAGGGAAGTTGTTGGTCTTCTTCGGGGTCTTGAGGTCAGCAAACAATTCGTAGAAGACCTCTCGCGTAATTTTATGGATGACGATGATGACTAAAACTCAAGCACTAGAACTGCCTGATGCACTGCAAGAGAAAATTGAGGCACAACAAGAGCGCTTTGAAGCTGCTCGTAAGGATTTGACGCCAGAGGAGTGGGAAGCACAGCTACCCAAGCCCGTTGGCTACCGCCTCCTAATTGCTCTGCCTGATGTAGAAGAATATTACCAAGGTAGTACGCTACTCAAAACCACTGAAGCCATGCACCGTGAGTACATCACGTCAATCATGGGCGTCGTTTTGGACATGGGCGCGGACGCGTATACTGACAAAGAACGCTTCCCCGAAGGTCCGTGGTGTAAAGAAGGCGACTACGTAATGTTCCGTATGAATACGGGAACCCGCTTCAAGGTAAATGGTAAGGAGTTTCGTCTGATGAACGATGACTCCGTGGAGGCCGTTATCCCTGATCCCCGTGGCATCATGGCAGTATAGGAGGCAAAACATGCCGTTTCAAAAAGTAGAATTTGAGTTTCCTGACGAAACTAAAGACGAGAAAGCAGTCGACATCGAGATCGAACCGTCGAGTGCAGAAGAGGTAGATATTGGTGGGAAGAAGGCTAAAGCAAAAGCTCAGCAATCTAAGGATGTCGTTGAAAGCGAAGTGGATTCTGACGACGACGAGTATGAGATTGAAGTGGTTGACGATACGCCCAAGGCTGATCGCAACCGTAAGCCGTCTGATCCCCCTGAAGACGTTACGGACGAAGAACTGGAGGATTACTCCGAGAAGGTTCGTAAGCGTATCCAGCATTTCAGCAAAGGTTACCACGATGAGCGTAGGGCTAAAGAACAGGCTCAGCGCGAGCGTGAAGAGCTTGAAAGGCTCTCTCAGCAGCTTGTTGAAGAGAATAAAAAACTCAAGGCCAACGTAAATAAGAACCAGACGGCTCTGCTTGAACAAGCTAAGAAAAGCGCGGCATCAGAGCTAGAAGGGGCTAAAAAGGCATACAAAGACGCGTATGAGGCTGGAGACTCAGATAAAGTCCTCGAAGCGCAAGAAAGTCTAACCAATGCCAAGATTAAGGCTGATAGGCTAAATAATTTCAAGTTACCAGCTTTACAGGAAGAAGAAACTCCTGTTAAGGTGGCATCAGAACCCGCTCCAGAGCCAGTTCAGGTTGATGCAAAGGCACAGGCTTGGCAAGAAGCTAACCCTTGGTTCAATCAGGACATAGAGATGACAAGTTATGCACTGGGGCTGCATAATAAACTTGTCAACGAGGAGGGGGTAGCCCCTTCGAGTGATGAATACTACGAGCGAATTGATGCTCGTATGCGACAGTTATTCCCCGAAAATTTCGAGGATGACGCGGAGGTAGAACCGAAGCCAAAGAGAAAGTCAAATGTGGTTGCACCCGCTACGCGGAGCACAGCACCTAAGAAGATTAGGTTAACGCAGACACAACTGACCCTCGCAAAACGTCTAGGTCTAACTCCAGAACAGTACGCCAAACAGGTTGCATTAGATATGAGGAAAGAAAATGGCTGAGAATCGTATAAACCGAGAACTTGAGTCCCGTGAAAAAACGACCCGTAAGAAGGCTTGGCAGCGTCCCGAAGTGCTTCCAGCACCAAATCCCGAGCCGGGTTATGAATTTCGTTGGATTCGCGTTAGTTCACTAGGTAATGTTGACGCCACGAACGTTTCCTCAAAACTTCGTGAAGGTTGGGAACCCGTAAAGGCTACGGATCACCCTGAAATTACGTTGGTTACTATCGAGAACGATAAGTTCAAAGATAACGTCGTAATTGGTGGTTTGTTGCTTTGTAAGGCTCCAGCGGAACTTGTCACCGAGCGTAATGACTACTATCAACAGCAAACCCGCTCGCAGATGCACTCCGTTGACAACAACCTCATGAGAGAAAACGACCCTCGTATGCCTCTGTTTAACGACAGAAAAACGAAGGTTACATTTGGTAACGGAACTTAATAGGAGCTTAAAATGGCTTATCCTACTGTAAGCGGGCCTTACGGCCTAGTTCCGGTAAAACTGTTGAGCGGCTCTCCTTTCGTGGGCGTAACTCGTCACTTCAAAATTGCAAGTGGCTATGCTACGGCTATCTTCTACGGGGA